ACGACGCTCAGTTTGATGAATACTTGGCGGATGTCGATGACTGTTTTGACGACATATTTGTGAAGACTGTGTACCGCACCTCAGACGGCGCAGTTTACACACCGAAGAAGTCGGGCATTATGAAGAGCGGATGGTTCTTCACCATTGGTGGTAATTCGATAGCTCAAGTAGCTGTCCATATTATGACTTGTATTCGCCTCGGTCTCTCAGATGAAGAGATCTTAGCACTCGGCATTATAGCCGGAGGCGATGACGTTAACCAGGACCCAGTGCCTGGTGGGGTCGACAAGTATGTTAAGTGCGCAGCTGAACTAGGTGTCGAGATGGTCATTCATGAACGTGAATCGATGTACCATTCGGAATATTTTTCCAGTGACTTAAGAATGGGCGATGATGGGCCTGAGTATTATCCTAAACGGTGGACCAAACATTTGGAACATCTAAAGGTAATTAAGCTCGAGGACCTAGCTGATGCTCTTTGTTCACATATGGAGAATTACCGACATGACAAACAGAAGTTCATGTTTTTGGAAGATATGTACCACAGTTTACGAGACAAACACCCGGCGGAGTTTCCGGTAGCTAAACTCGTATCTCGCACCTTGCTGTTAGCTAAACAGTACGGTTACGAGCATGCGTTGTGTTAGACAACTCCGACGTCCTGGACAAGACGTTAAACTGTATCCCCCTGTTTCACAGCAGGGGTTGGGGTGGTGGTCGGCGTAAATAAAAATAAGAAATATGATAAAACAACCGACAAACACAACGACGCAGTATCAAGGACTAGAAGGCGAGGATCCCTCCTCTCCTTTCTGGGCCCATGGTAACTATGTGGGGCCGTATTGGAGTGACGGTAAAGTGCAAAGTAGTGTCGTGTGGGGTAACAGAGAACCCACCGATGCGCTAGACGACCTAGCCCGAAAACATGACGCCGCTTACGCTCATTATAAAGACAGACCTCACAGAGAGGCTGCAGATGCCCTATTTGCCGAAGAGGCGCGCAAGCTAACCCAGAAATACGGGAAAGGGTGGGCTGCTGATCCAAAAATCGCAGCCACCTTAGTACAGTATGGGAATTACGCTCAGCGTCAAGCGGCCAAATTAGGTGAGTACACAAAATATGGTACTAGCGGTATAGCTGGCAATTTAATCGGAGCGGGTCGTTTCGTGATTGGCAATCTATTGGATGCCGGTAAGATGGTGAATGGCACTTACCTAAAACAGGAGCGGAATGATGTACTGAAATTTTACGGGACAGACCCGAAGAAAGTTGAACAGGAGCGTCGGCCGGAGGGTACGACTCCTGCCTCATGGAGTATTAAGAAGACACCTTCTGTGGTACCCGTGTCTACCACAGTCGAAACCAAACCTGCGTTCACCAAATCTAAATCGCAGCTAATTAAAGACCAAGCTCAACGCTTTCGCAATTACTCAGCTCTGCATTCCGCAGCAGTTGCGTCAGAAGGGATGCCTATCGTTCGGAGGAAAAGGACCAAGAAGAATCTGAACGCGGCACTCCCCGA